GCCGCCGCAAGTTTCTGGCTACTTCCCCAAGTTGCCAAAACTTTTGTCATTTGGATTAAGCCAGCGCAAGATCACTGGTGCAACAGCTGCTGCCCCTGCCATTGCCAATGTCTTTGGGTCAGTCACACCTGCCATGTATAGGGCAAGTGCTGCTGCCATAAATGATCGCGCCCATGAGGCTGCTACGGCTTTTGCTTGTTCCATTTTTTGCTCTCCTTTTTGACTGCGGCTGCTTTTGCAGCTGGTGCATCTACCTTTGGAAATTCGCCCTTGTATGGCACAAATTTAGGTATGCCAAAACCGACGATTTCCTTGCCCTCTCCGTACGATCTGACCTTGACCATAACCATGCCACCATTGCGTTGATCGCCTGTCCCAGACGTATTGCCTTCAATGGTCAAACATGTCTTTGTGTCAATAAGTCCGACAACAATGCCAATGTGTGAAATGCGGTCAACGCCGTCATGTGGAAAGTCCATAAAAGCCAAATAGCCAAGCTGAGGCATAGTTGACCAGCGTTGCATTTCCTTAAATTTATGTGCGCCAACAGCTGTGCCAACAACGCTATGAATTTTTACGCCAGCTTTATTTGCACACCAATTGACAAATGAACCGCACCACGGCAAACCGTCTGCCTTTGTAAATTTGCCGTACTTTGTGAGGTTGTCGCCTTCCTCAATTGTTCCAACCTCATCAGCTGCAACCTCGATCAGACGTGCATTTGTGCCGTCAGGGTAATTGCTCACAACCCTAAAGCCTTTAGATCGTCAGTAGTCAAACCAAGTGCAGCAAGTTTTGCTTGTGCTGCATCTTTAGCCGCTTGTGCATCTGCCTCGGCTTTAACCCGAGCAGCGACATCATCTGAAGCCAATTTATATTCTGCAATTTCTGCCTCGGTCATATCACGCACAATTTCGCCCACTTGCGTTTTATATGTTGTAGCCATAGACGCTTACCTTTCCTCCTGTAACAGTGCCGCCAGCATAAATAAAACTCATACTGTCGTAACTTGTTGATGTGTTAAGTAATCCTGATGCCTGTAAATTTGTAAAAGTACCTGCATTGTCAATAGCATAATTACTTTGATACAAAGTTTGTATTGCTTCTTGTGGTCGGTAAATTTCTCCTGATACAAAAAATCTTTCTGCAAAACCTGTGCGTATAAATCCTATTTCTCCGCTTGTTTGATTTAGATAAGCATATTGCGCTAAAGAGCCTGTACTTCTGTAACCTTGTGATGAATATTGCGCGGCACTTTCATCTGTACTGCCTGAACGTAATCTAAGGCTTACTGTTATGTTTGCACTCGTGGAAGTTACGCCAGTAAATAAAAACTTGTAATTTGTATAAGTTGATGTAAAAGTGCTGGCAGGTAGACTTGTAGAACTCACACCGCTGCCGATTGTTGTCGTGTTGATTAAAGTCATGCCACCAGTTGCAGCCGTTGCCCATTTCAACCCTGTTGCAGCGGTTGAATCAGCAGTCAAAACTTGACCGTTTGTTCCCACTGCTAGGCGTGCTGGTGTGTCGTTTGCACTAGCTGCAACAATGTCGCCTTTTGCGTCAACGATTGAATTCTGAATTGCGTTTGCGTCGTCAGTTGTCACCCATGTGAAATCCATGTTCGTGTTTGACGCCTTAGACAAGACCTGACCTGTTGTGCCACCTTTAAGATCAACCAATGCCGTGTCAACAGCTTGCCCAAAGACCTCAAAGTCTGCTGGTAAGTCTGTGACTAAATCGGTTGAGGTTGGCATTTGCCAGCCAAAGTTTGTTGTTGGGTTTGCCATGTTGTCTCCTTATCAGACCACTATTGTTGCACGCGCCCAGTCGAGTGTTGGCGACACGCCCGACCAAGTAAATGCAGCTGAGATTTCGTCCCATTGCAAAGCCTGCAATGAGTAAGCCGTTGGTGAAATGTTAAGAGTGATCGAGAGTTGGTTGTACGACGCCTGAAATGACCAGCCCTCAACAAAGCCCTGAAAGATACCGCCCATGTTCGCTGGTAGGTCATTGATTGCTACTGCCTCACCCATAAACACGCCAATGAGGTTGTCACGGTCGCTGTTGTCTAGCTCTGGATTTGTCAGGTCAAACGTGATCTCACTAAAGATTGCTTGCGGTGTTTTGCGCAATGCAAGGTAAAAATTGGCTTGCTGAGTTGCATCAGCTGAGTTGTGCAAAGTTGTCGAAATGATCTGAGACAACGTGCCGTATTGCAAAATCGAGTCGGCGTCGCTGGCACTTTGCTCTGCACTACTGGTTGCACCGTATTGAATAGTGACGTTATTGCGTACGTCGCCTGCTCTTGTTTCAACGCGCAAACCAGCTGCGCGTGCTTGGTTGGCTGTCAGCTGTACATAACCATTGTTTGACAGGTACAAACTGCGGTGTGTTGCATCAGCGTATGAGATGCGACCAAAGGCGTCCTCGTAAATGTAGCCAAGACCTGACGTTGCAAGCTTTGATACCAAAGAATAAACGTCTGTGCGGTCACTAGACCTAGCAGCTAACTCATAATCACCAGGGCGGTCGATCTCACCCAGCCCAACGTTTTCTGCTGTTGCCCATGTTGTTGTTGGGTCATAATCTGCCCACGTTTCAGCTGCTGGGACTTCTGCCCAAGTGTTAAGCAATAAGTCTGACAAAATTTCCCAAATTTGATCGCCGTCAAAATCTTTAGACAGCACGCCATTTGTCAACGCCTTTGGCAAACGAGACAACGCGCCAAGTGCTGTAATGCTGTATGTCTGGGTGAACATTGTGCTGCCTACGTCGCGAACCTCAACAGCAATGTCAACGACTGTCCCACCAAAGATTGGGACGTATGTGCTTGATGTGTCTTGCACCTGCACTGAAATGGTGCTGTTAATGTTGACAGGTATGGTCGCCTGATTAACGTCTAGCAGCTGCAAATTGACGTAACCTGCTTGGGCTTGCTCGTAAATGTTTGTGCGACCTGACCTGATTGTTAGGTTAGCCAAAACGGCGTCAGTGTAAGCAACGCCGTCGATCTCTACCAGCCAAACTGGCGTCCACTGGGTCATGCTATTTGCAGGTTAGTTGCGCCGCCTGTGCCGCGATAGTAGCTGTTGTTTAATGTGTCAACGATTGTGCGTGCTGTGCCTTCCTTATCAAACGCCCCAGTCACGGTCAGGTTGATTGTTGTACCTAAACCAAGACGCTCAGAATTTGCTCTATCTGACAACCCGCGAGACTCAGCTGAACCTATGAAACCAGTCGTCGCAGCGGCAGCGGTTGCAGCCACTTTTGCAGCTGTTGAAACACCGCCACCGCTTGACGTGGTCGTTGCGCCACCGCCTGACGGTGCTGAAATCTTTGGAATAGTCGTCGCTGTTGTTGGCACTGTTGGTGTCTTAATTGTAGGCACGCTAACCGTCGGTGTTGAAATCTTGCTGACGTTTGGTAGAAACGGTATTGCGTTGTAGGCAGAAATTAAAGCATTGATACCTGCAACCGCACCTGAGATCAAGCCGTTAAGAATTTTGACCACGCCAGCAATGACGTCAATAACACCGCCTGCGATTTTGCCTGCTACCTGTAACGCACCGCCCAAAACTGTGCCTATGACTGGTGCAACATAGGTTGCAATCAATGCGCCAAATTCCTTGAAAGTGTCAAGATTGTCACCGATTGCATCTCGAACATACCCAAACGCTTTAATCATGCCATTGATAATTGGCGTAAATACGCTGGTAATGATGTTGCCAAGTGTTGTGATGACACCGCCAAGACCATTGCCGTTAAGGCTAAAAGCACCGCTAAATGCGTTGATTATTGGCAAAGCGTTGTTGTTGATAAAACCCATAAGCTTTTCAAGGATTGGCAACAGCGCAAAACCAATTGTTTCTTTAGCCTCATCAAATGCAATTTGCATGCGAGCAATGCGCCCTGCGTAAGTGTCAGCGTTACGAGCAGCTGCGCCACCAAACAGGTCTGACAATTTGCCTTGCACCTGAGTGAAATTCATTGTCTTTAATTCGGCAGCTGATAAGCCAATGCCTAGTTTGCCCAGTGATGCTGTGTTGCCGTCATAAGCCTTGCCCAAAGCATTTGCGACGCTTTCCAGCGGTTTGCCTGTGGCTGCGCTTATGTCTAAAGCTGTGGCAAGTAATTGCTGTGCCTTCTCAGTATCTGAGGTTGATCTAACCAACCGTCCTAAAGCTGGGCGCAGCTCATCATCTGCCACACCAGTTGCCAAAGACATTTGCAAGATTGATTGCTCAGTGGCAGCAATTTGTGCCTTTGTAGCCCCTGTGGCGTTTTCTAAGGCGACGGCAAGCTGTGTCTGTGCCTTCTCGTCCTCGATTGCCGCCTTGACGCCTTCAACGCCGATCTTGATTGCGTAAGCACCAGCGGCAGCGGCAGCAGCTGCAAAAGCCGCGCCAACCATTTTGCCAACCTTGCCCATTTTGTCGCCAAAAGTGTCAACATCTTTGCTGGCTGCTTTAAGCGATTTGTTGAGGTTGTCAACGTCTCCAAGTATGGAGAGTTTGAGGGTACGACTTCCAGCCATTAGTTGTACCTCTTAACTATCTTGTTAAATGACTGTTCCCATTGCTTAATGATCTCAGGTTGTGCAGCTCGCAATGTTGGATAGATAAACCAACCGCGTGACCCTCGACCTTCGCGACCTGACCACACTGGGAACTGCTTGTATTTGTTTGACCCAAACTCAACGCCGCCCCAAATTTGCTGAGTCGTTGCGCCACCGCTTAATTTTTGTGAGGCATAACCAAAACTGATCTCACCAATTTTTGATGACTTAGACACTTTCGAGCCGTCAGCAACGCGATTGTCAACGAGGTTGCGCGTTTTTGTACTAGCTGCGGATTTAATTTTGCCCTGCACATAAGTGGCTAGAGCTGAGGTTGCCTCTTTAGCTTGTAATAACGCCTCGTCGTCCATAGCCTTGAAAGATCGAGTAATGGCGCGCAGCTCAGCCTTGTCATAGCTGATTGCATCTTTAGCCATTTGCTCGCCTTTCCAAAATCTCAATGACGGTAAGTATGTCCTCGGCTGTCTCAAAAACATCTGGGTGTAGCCCTGTTGCCAGAGCTACCTCCCAAACTATTCTGCTAAGGCTTCCGACGGCGTAGCTTTTGGGTTTGCCTCACCTACGATTACCTCAGCAATACCTTCTGTCCAAATGTCAATCGGCTTGACAGGCTTTCCAGCTGCTTCACGCTTCATAGCGTGATAGGCAAGAAATACCAAATCGGAAATGCCGATCTTTTCCTGTGCCTGAGCAATTGTGTGTCCTGTGTGCTTTTCCCATTTGACCCACTCTGGCGGTGCAGCTGTGTACGTAATCTGATCGCCATTTGTGTATTCAATTGTGATTGGTAGTTTCATTTTGTCTCCCGATTAGTAGTTTTTAGCTAAATGTCTCAGTAGGTGTTCCCACTACGACAAATGATAGGTCAACGGTCTGTGCATCTGGTGCAGCACCGCCGACGCTTGGAAACACTGGCATTACGTTAAATGCAAAAACTGCACCTGTAACTGCTGTCATTGAAACTGCCAGCGTTGTGTTTGGTGCTGTTTCGCAAGCTGTCCACAATGCCTCGCAAAGTGAACCTGATGCGCCCCAGTCAGCAAGCATTGAAATGTCAAAAGTCCACTGATCGTCAATGTGCTTGTAAGCCTTGCCGTCCAGTGTTTGGTATGTCTCGACGGTTGGGCTGTTCGCAAGAGTTGCGCTGGTCGCCTGTGCGTCATAGTTAACGGTTGCAATGGTCACGACTAAATCGCGACCAGTTATGATTGTCGTTGGCATTTTGTCCCCTATGTTGTTTGAGTGTAATAAGTCGAAACGTTTATGTCAGCGACAAGCATTGGAGACTGTCCTACTTCCAACACCGTTGGCTTTTCAATTACGCCTACGACGTATCCTGCGGGCATTGCCGCAAGAATTCCGATTATGAGCTTTTCTAGATTGTCCAGTGACCCAGCATTGCTGTTGCTGGCGACAATGGCTGTAATTGCAAAATTAAGTTTGACCTGTGTTTTTGCCTTGCCAATTAACACGACCTCCATGTATGGGCTGTCAGGTACGACAACAATGGCTGGCGGTATTGGTGACTCAGGCACGCTTGGATACACGTTTGCAGATAGCGCGCTAAAGGCGTTTGCTAAAGCTGATCGTGTTTCGGCAATTGAGTTTGCTGGCATTTATTGAACCACTGTCTCGGCGTCCAAATAAGGCATAAGCAATGTGCTGACGCGGTTGGTCAAGCTGCGACCCATGCGGTATGGCGAACTGGCAAAGTCCACGCCCTCGATCTGTCCACCAGCTGCAACGCGTGATTGAAAGACCTCAACGCTAACAGCCAAAATTGCTGACTCAATTGCTGGCGTGCTGGCATAGATTTGAGCAGCTGAGTAACCTGACAATGTTGCTTTGCCGTTTGGCACGATTGGGCGCAATGTGACGTCTGCATTTGTAAGTGCTGCTGTGAAATAGTAAGGCGCATTGTCAACGACTGTAAAAGTTGCGCTAAATGGTGCAGGTAAGCCTGTCACGATTATTGATTGACCAGCTACAAAGTAATGCTCGCGGATTGTGTAAAAAGTAGCTACGTTGTCTTTTAACTTGTAAGCGTCAATGCCTGAAACGTTTGCAACCAGCATTGGCAAAATGACGTCCTCGCTGGTGTTAATGATCTCGTCTAAATAACTGTCGCTGTAAAGTGAAACGGACACGCCAAGCACCGTGCGCAATTGACTTGCTGTGACAATGGCTGGCATGTCCGTTTCCTTTCGACTGCTGCGGCGAGATCGGGAGAACCCGCCGCATGATTAGTTCATGGCTAGTTATCAGGTCTTGTTGATACCAAACGCGCCTGCACCGATCTTGGTTGCAATTGCGCCGTATCCATAAACTGAAACTGCAATTTGACCTGACGCAATTACGTCTGCACGCAAGCGGTAGGTTGGTGACTCATACCATGTGTAAGCACTTGGGTTAATAATCAACATTGAGTCATCTTTGTCAGTGTCATTTGCTGACGGCACGTTGGCTGTTACAAATAAATCGAGACCAGCGACATTGCCACGGATTGAGTCTGGACGTACGACGCCTCCTGCATTGCTTGGCTGGCTAGCCATGTAAATTGGACGACCTGAGTCCGCAAGTGTCATTAAATTTGCCCACTGGCTCGTGTTTGCCAAGATGTTTGTTGCAAAGCCCTGTGTGTTTGAGTAAACAGATGCAGCACCGCGTGACACAAAGCCAAGCAACTCAGAAGCTGTTGGGTATGTTGTCAGTGTTGTTGAATCAGCTGTTGCACCAGATGCCAGTGCTGTGTAAACAGCAAGGTCGGTTGCCTTTGCATAAGCTGCTGACATGTTGTTGAGCAACTCGTTAAAGAATAATGGTGATGTGCGATCTAGCAATTCAACGCTAAATGTTTGTTGTCCAGCATACTTTTT